AAATATACTACATGATGATATCGTGTACCAATATCGATAGCCATTTATTCTATTACTATATCTTCCATACCAGCAGTTCTAAGTCTGGTAATGTGGCCTATTTGCCATTGCTTTGTGTCTAAACCTTTCATGACTCCTAGGTACTGATTTCTCAATAAGGCAAATTGATTTGCTAAGTGAGTTAGTGTGATAACACTGTCTTCGCTATCTACAAATTTTTCAGCGTCTCTGCTACTAAGTTGTCTGTTATAACTTTCGAGATATTTCCTAAACACTTTACTGCGTTCCTTACGCAATTCAATATTTATGTGTTCGAGAATTGCTTCGATTTCTTGAAGTTGATTAAAGCGGTGTTCTGTGATGCCTGGGAGGGCGGCACTGGATCTCTCCAGGCTACCCTTGATTCGGCATTCGTACTTGGCTTCTTGTATTTGGACATCAAAATAGTCTATCGCTTCTATAATGTTGCCTAAATCATCTACAATTTTATTATACCAAGTACTCATGTTTAATCCCAGTAATCTTCTTCGTCATCTTCTTCTTCGCTTTCAAGGCCAAGATCATAATGACTTACAAGTGCTGTTTTCATAATAGTGTCAAACGAGTTGATGTTTTCTTCTACATCTTCTAGATCAACATTATCATCGAATGCTCTTACTATTTCTTCAGCAACATGCAATTTTTCTTTTTTCTGAACATATGGTTTTACTTTATCCCATAGATCATACAAAAGTGCTAGTTCAGGACTCATCAATATACTCCTCTGGTTCTGGATCAAAATCTTCTGCAATAGGGTCATCAACTACATCATTTTGTGCAATTGGATTCTGGCCCCATTCGTCAATAATTATCTGAAGTTTTTCTCCAGTCCAGCCTTTTCTGAACTCTTTGATTTCTTCACCAGTAACAGGCGAAGTATATAGCAACTTATTACCTACTTTTTCAACAATACCTTTTGCTTCAAGCATTTCTAATAGGCCGCTATACGGATCCATGCCTGTCTCATATGGTATCTTGATTTGTACACCTTCAAACGGTTTACTGTATCGTGATTTCATCACTTTACATGCCGCTCTAATACCTTGTACAGTAGATGTTTTGTTACCATCCTCGTCTTCTTTTAGTTTTAGTTTTTTCATTGCTACAACTATAGAAGATGCATAGATAAATCCCTGTCCGCCTGATATTTTATCATCAGGGTCAAACATGTCTTGTGATGCATAAGTGTGGTTGGTTGCTACAAGTGCAATCGGAAAAGGAGCGATCTGATTCACTGTATTTCTAACCAAGGCTGTCAGTGCCTTAGGTTTTCTACCCATATCACCTTTCATATCACCTTTTTGGAATTGATCTACATCAGTTGGTGTCAGCAACATACCTAAACTGTCAATTACAAAAACAAGTTTAGGTTGCTCGCTGTATTCCAAATCACCGTAATTGGATTTGTAGTCTTTCATAAACTCTGAAATTGCTTTTGCAACATCATCGATCATTGAAACACTGATACGCAATAATTTTTCTGGTGAAGTGTCAACATCAAGTGCTTTGAGCCATTCCTCATCAAGTGCGTTCTCAGAGTCGAACAATACGACTTGACAACCCATTTGCTGAGCATTTCTTACTATGTTACCTGAACATATAAATGATTTTCCAGAACCAGACTCGCCTGCAAACACACTGACTTTACCTAGCGGAATACCGTTGTTAAAGTTTCCACTAATAAGATAGTTAAGTGTGTGGTTGCCTGTGCTGATCCAATCTTTAGGATCGAAAAAGCCAGCACTGATACCTGTAATGCTTTTAGTAATTCCCGTACGGAACTTCGTTAAGTCAAATGGTTTCTGCATGATTCTTCTCCTTAAGACTGACGGTTACGAATCATTGCAAGAATGTCATCTGCTGATTTCTTTCCTTGATCTGCTGGTTCAGCCGCTGGTGCTGGAGCAGAAGCCTCTTCAACAACTGGTGCTGGAGTAGGAGTAGGTGTTTCCACTACTGTTTCTGCTACAGGAGCCACACTTGGTTGCGGAGTTGCTTGTACAGGAGCCACAGTTGCTTGTGTTTTACTTCCTATATCAACTCCATAGGGTTTATAAAAGTTACCCCATCTATCCGGATCATACTGATCACCGTTAACACTTGCTTCAAACATTTCTGCAATCGCTTGTACACCTTCTGCTGTTGGTTTAGCAGGAAGGAAATCTGCAAGATTAAACAATCCATTAGTGTCAATAGCAGACAACTGATCTTCAGTTAGAGCACTTTCTTTTCTTGCCCACTTAGAAGTCGAATAATCAGCATACTGACCTTTAGTAGTTTTAGTTAAACGGAAATCTGTACCATTTACATAATCAGTAGGAAGGTTTTCCATATCTGGGTCCATCAATGCTGATTTGATAATGTTAAAGATTTGAGGTCCAATTACGAATCGTCTAATTGGATTTTCTGGAGTGGATTCATTTAACGGGTTTTCATTTACAAAACCTTGGAAAATGTAACTTCTCTTTTTCCAATACTTTCTGCCCATGTCTTCGAGACTTGGATCTTTAAACCAAGGACGAACCTCAGTTAGTACTGGACATGTTTCGTTCCACATTTCCATGCAAGGTACTTGTACTGTTACTGGACGGCTATCGCCACCTTTCACACCAGGGAATGTTAAACGAATCATTTGTCGTTCAACCCAAAAGAAGTCTGCGTTTACATCTTCATCTGGAAGGAATCGAAGTGTGCAACTAGTGCCTTCGTCAATGTTCCAAAATGGGTAAATTGCGTTATCGCTTTGAGTTGGGGAATTTGAAGAACCTTTGTTCTCCATTGCTGAGAGCTTTGCTCTGATTTCTGCTAAAGATGCCATAATGTTTTCTCCTTATATGTGCCATGTCTTTGCCATGTTTGTTATGATAATCATAACTGTTTGTTTATAATAATGCCAAGATAGAAAAAAGTCAACCTTTTTCTAACAATGTTATTTAGTATTTTTCTTGCAGTTATTCTTCTACAAATTGGTTTAAGAAACTTTCGTATGTTGCTTCTACTGTCATTTGTGGCGCACTAGCATTATGATTATGAGTGTTAGCACTTAACAAACAACTCTTAATAGCACCGTATTCAAACTGACTAAGTCCGCTACCTGCATTAAGTTTTCTGCTTATACCTTGTAAATAGTTTCCTAATTTTGGATCGTTTGCCGCAAAACCCAATTGGCTAACTTGATAACCAAGTTTAGCATGTGGTGTTGCAAAATCCATAACATCGCTTTCGCTCAATAAATTTTTGAGGTTAGCGAATGATTCTTTATTAATTGCTTTTGTAAGATAACCTTCAAATGCTTTTCTTTTTACAGAAAGTGTTTTTAGATTATCCATAACACTAGCAACTTTATCATCAAAATGTGTTTCTGTGAACAATGCTTCGATATCTGTTGTATCTTCGTCTAATTCAATGTGATCATCAGTCTCGGATAAACTTTGGATGGCAGTCTCATAAGTTTTTGCACCTGATAATCTTTTAAATGTATCTCTAATATTTTGTACATTTTCTATTGCAAGATCAACATACACTTGATTGTCTTCGTTTACAAGTTTTGACTTCCTAACATAATTTACAAATTGTCCTAATGACTTGTAGTCAGCGGCCATTTCAACTATCCTAGTACCAACTTCATCAAATGTTTCACCACCTTTTTGTAAATGGCGAGCCATTGCTCTAGCCATTGCTAAATTATTTTCAGGTAGTTTAAATCTTTCTTCGCCTCTCTGTATAAAGATGCTGTGAATATTTCTACTTCTTGCACCTCTTACTTCTTCGTTTACTGGTTTCTTATGTTTGACTACGATCTTAACATTGTCGAGACCTTGGTAACTAGTTTTAGTGCTACCAGTCATAGTATCGAAACCTTCCATAACATCTGCCATGTCTTTCTCCGAGTTTCTCACAATATCTGCTTGCTCACCTTTTGCTTTAATTTTTTTATCAAAAACTTTGTAATCAAAATTTAGCAAATAGTCTTGACTGAGATTTTTTAGCATAGGTCTAAGTTCGTGCTCTGATAAGTCTGCACTAGTGTTAAGAATAATAGTATCGTTACTATTATCGACTCTTACTAAAATGTTAGGATCCTGAACTACAAACCTTGTTGCTTCAGAAGGATTAACTGTAATTTTTCCTTCTTTATCAAAACTTTCGATTTTAAATCCAAAGCCTTTCAAAAGATTAAAAACTTTTTCAGATATTTGCTCTTTATTGATTGCCATATAACTATTTATCTTCTAGAGCAGACCAATTGGTAATGGTCCGTCGTCATCATCTTCCCAACTCAATGTATCTACACCTAAACTACTGTTTACAGCATTATATACATCTTCTTCAAAGGTACCAATATATTCGATCATTCTAATTGCTAAGACTAAACTCATGACTAAGTCGTCTGTTTCTCCTGGCTTAGCGGCAAAACTGTTTGCTCTAGAAACAAAATTCTTTAACTCACTTATTAAAGGCTTACTAAACACCTTTAATTTTTCTTGTTCAATTAATCGTTTTAATTGTAAACATGCTTCAACTTTTGTTTTATGTCCTGTATGAAAACCTTTGCGTCCTTTTTTGCCTTGTATTTTTTTAGGTTCGTGTAAAAAATCTCCTGGAAAACTTTCTTCACCGGTATCTCTGATAACAACTAATGCGGCTTCACCAATAGTATTGTTTTCAACACTCCAATATAATTGAGAAGCACCGTTAATTTGTAGATAATTTAATATCTCCATCATAACTTTCATCTGGCCTTCAATCGGAGTTTTATTATGGCACCATTCTGCTACTTGCACCATTGTTGGTATTTCTATAACTTGTATAGCGGCATTGTCGCCGCCAGTACCACTACTAGGATCAAGACTAACTACATAAGTTTTATCAGGATCAATATTTTTATACCAACGAGTTTGTCCCATTTTAATAGCAGGCTCTACACCTTTTATTTCTAAAAGCCTTAAAGGATCTATCAATGTTTCGTCGTAGATAACAAATTCACATTCATGCTCACGCCTAAATCTTTCTTCACCTACTCTGTATCTTTCTTCTTGTGCCCAAGCCTCATCTCTGTCTGGGTGTTTATCCCAAGTTGCTAACATTGCTTTAAAACCATTGACTCCGACATCATTCTCGTTACCATGCTCGTCAAACAATTTGTTTGCTTGTTGCCAAATCATAGCAAATGTATCGTCATCACTGTTTGGTGTGCTTGTAATAATACACTTACCACCTGTTGCTAGTGTGGGAGATAGTGCTGTCCAAAACTCTTTAGCAATAGTATTACGCACAAACGCAAACTCGTCTAAGTAAATAAGTGTTAATGACATACCACGACCGGTGTTTTCT